TGCGGTCGTCTCATTATTCTTGTCCGCATTTTCGACCGCGCGGTCTAGAGAGCTTGAAATCTCCTTATTCCCTATATAATTTTTGTCTATCGCTACACTTGTGCTCTTTTTGGCCAGTAGTTCAGAGCCGTTCAATTTATCGACATCAGAATAAGATTTATTTCCATCCCAAAGTTTTGGCTTAACGTAAGCCCTGTATAAAGCGCCAACTGGACCGCCGCCGCCTATCAAATGGTTTTTCCATTCTTGCCAAAAACTGCCGGTTGATTTCTCACTGCCAGTGACATAATTTACGTTTTGATCTACTTTTTTCTCAACCTTTTCTGACGGAATAAGGCTAACTATCTTTTCTATGATAGTTATTAGGTGAGTGAAAACGGGAAGTAAGTGTTCGCCCAAAGATATTTTTAGGTTATTTACATTTGTATCAAATAATGCCATTTCATCATTAAACTTTTTCAAAGACTCTTCCGCTTTCTGTCTTTGAAGAATGTCGTTTTCTGTAAGTTCGGTAACTCTGCCGACACTCGCACCAAGTTTCTGCATAACCGCTGCAAAATCTTGGTTTATACCCATCGCTTTGGCCGTGCCCTGTGCCTGTTCTGGGGACATTTTGCTAAAGTTGCTGGCAAGTTGAGTAAACGAGTCATTGAACGGTCTCGGCGGTTGCCCTAGCTTGGGAACGTCAACCCCCGCCATTCTCATCATGATATTTTCGCGACCAACGCGCGTTGGGTCTGTATACGCTGCCGTAAACATACCGGAAAGGTTCTTAACTTGGTCAGCTGCCGTTTCGCGAGAAACATTGCCATCGGAGTTTTTCGCGAATTTCCTTTGTATGTCTTCCATTCGAAGAGACGATATTCCGGTTTCTCTTGAATCGACACGCTGTTGGCCAAACTGGGTGCGTAAATCCATTACAGACTTTACACCGACAGCCAGGGCCGCAACGACCGCTCCTGCTATGATAAAATCTGAAGACATAGCTTTAACAGCACTAGAGACTTTATCAAAGCCGGGCAATATTTTACCAAGTTCGTCTGTAATTTCTGTTCCGAATTTGGTGAATCCTCCCTTGCCTTTATCTGCGGTTTCTTTTACCTTTACTACCTTTTCATTTAGTTGTTCTAGTCTGACAATAGCGTCTTTCATTTCAACGCTATATTGAAGAACAAACTTATCCATATCACCTGACATAGATTTTACTCCGACGTATGAGCTTTAGATGCCATTTCCAAAGCTGGCCCCATAAGCTTAGATGCTTCTGCGATAAAACTGATAGCCATTTCTGCTCCAGCTTCAGACCAAAAAGCCGACTTATTAGCGTGGCTAGTCGGCTCGATTCCGTTATATCTCAATGTTTCTTCGAAGACGATTTGAACGTTTTTCCAGTCGCACAAATGGTTGTCGATAAGGGCGTTAGTCGTAAGAGGCAACGTTTTATCGTTGTCAAGCATAACTTTAGCGTAAGAAAGAATTTCCATTGTATATGCGCGGCGAAAATCTTTGTCAGTGCTCGCTGCAAAACGGACAAAATTGTTTTGAATTTCCCAACCATCCATCGGGGGGAAATGTTCAAGAGAAATTGATTTTATTTGTCCGGTCGGGGTCACTACTTCAATGATCATTTTCAGGTTAGCTCGTTATAGCAGAAAGTACCTTACTATACAGGGCTGTTGCTGAAGAAGTAAGACTGCTAACCGTACTTGATATGGAAGACGTATTGACCGTGCTCAAGCTTTGTATGCGAACACCGTAGTTTGAGGCGTTATAGGAGCCATCGGGGTTATAACTTTCGTTCGCGTCTGGCGTCCATTGTTCAAATTCCATAACTACGGTCGATGCGGAAATCTTTTCTGAATCATGCGTTATAGTCAAATCTGAAAATAACATGGCATCCGAAACTATAGATTTAGACGTTACACTAAATGTTGAGGTGGGATTCACAAATGCAGTGATTATATTCTCTAAAGTCGATAAATCAGAGCAAAGTGCTGTCATTCTTAGTTTTACTGGTCTTAGAATTTTACCGTTAGTCAAGTCTACGGTTAAAAGGTTTTGATAAACTGAAGAGCCCGTATAGTCTTGATTAGATAGGGGCTGACTTACAACCTGAGCATCAGACATAATTTCAACAAAAATAACACCTAATTTGGTCCACAATGAAGTTCCATAATCTTCGTTCGTTATTTTCCACTTTGCAGCGCTCAACAACGAAGATAATAAAGAATCAGCCATTTTTTTTATAACGCCGAAGAAATGGAAGAAATATCGCTAGAAATGCTATTTGAAACGGTCGTGTAAAGGCTAGTAACGTTTGTTTCGGCAGTGGTTAATGCCGATATGCCTTTATCTATTAGAGAAGAACTAGACTCGTCCTTGAATACTACCGGGTTTATGTTCTGTATCAATATTTGGTGAAAAGTTATTCTTGTCATAGTCGCAGATAGCATTTCGGCATTCTGGCTGAAATTTTCGGAATCCATCATCAGGTTAGCCAAGACTAAGCCGCGACTGCTTAGCTGATATAATGAGTCTCTATCGGCTAGCAAAGTTACGACTGCCGATAGAGTGTCATTGTCTTTACAGATAACATCTAACACTATCGCAGCTGGCTTTACAGTTCTTGCATCCACCTTTGTGGTTCCGTCTTCCATAGTGTGTCTTTGTATTTCTGAAGTAAAACGAAAAACTACTTTTGAAACTAATAAAGTGGTAGCAGTTTTTACTGCCGTTGTCTGATTATAAATAATCAGAGACGAAGCGGATAAGAGGGAAGAAAGAAGAGAGTTTGCCATTACAAAAGACTCAAAGCGCTTGAAGCAAGACCGGCCACAAGTTCTGTAGCACTTTGAGCGCCTAGGAAGCTGCCAAAAGCAAATGAATAAACATTTCCTTTCTTGCGACCGGAAGCTTGGATACTATCTAAAAATGGGCCTGCAAAAATAGTCCCATTCGAAAGAATAACGCGCCCACCGTCCGGGTAAGTCACAACCATAGTCGTAACATCGGAAATTGGAAGTATGGAAACGGTGCCCTTTTTAACTTGCAAAAGAGTCTTTAGATTTATGTCATCATCTGATCCAGCGATAACGCCTATCTTTACTTCTATCGCTGCGCCTTTGTCGTAAGAGAAAAGGCTTCCGTCATAAAGTATTTCAAAGCCAATAGGGGCGATCTCCTTCGCCTCTATTGGGTCCACATCGTCCGCGAATTGGCTAACGCTGAAACCCATAGGGAACGTTTGTAGTGCAACTATGGTAACGCCTGTGCCGAATCCGCTTACGTTGATCATGCCTAAACCCCTTTATACGGCTTTTTTGACCAGTGCCAGGACGCCGGAAAAAACGGCTGAAATGTCATGGCCCAATAGGGCAAGCATTTCTTCAGCTTTTTTAAGCTCTTCGACTGTATAGGTAACGGCGGCGACTGCTGCCGGAACCGCTGCGGCAACTTCTGTTGCGGTTGCGGCCACGGAACTGTCGCCGACTGCGGTTGCAGTAGTGGAAACATCAGTGGCCAGGGTGCTAACTGCCGAAGCTGCTGCGGTCAAGGCGTCTGCGGCAGTGCTCGCCGAAGTAGCGGTCGTTTCGGTGGTTGTTGCTGCTGTTTCGGTCATCTTAGTTTTCTCTGTTTGAGGGAAAATTGATTTTAGTAAATCTAGTAAGCCTTTGGAAGACATATTAAGTACCGTAGTGGCTACCGCCGCCAAGTCTAACGCCAATCCAGAACAAACCTGCGCGCCAAATAGCGATTCCTTCCGCTCGTAAAAGCCTATAAAGCAAGTCGTCGCACTGTTTGCGTGTATATTGATGTTTCGCGCTTACTTTCCGATAACAAAAGTCGTGAATGGTTGCTGCATAATTTCCGTATCCAGCAACCAAAGCAAAAAGCACGAACAAAAACATATTGTGCAAAACTTGAATACTTGCAAAGTCTGTGACGAATCCAGTCGGGGCCGTAATTTCTCCCAAGACATCATCAATGCAAGTCAAATCGCCAAGCAAAGTGTGATTCCACTTGCCGATTTGTTCCGTTTTAAGAGTGGTAACGAACTTGCTCATTACTTGGTCACTGCGGCAACAACGCTTGCGGCTGCGGTGGTGGCTGCGGTGGCAACGCTTGCGGCTGCGGTGGTGGCTGCGGCTGCGGTCGAAGTTGTAGCGGCTGCGGCTGCGGTGGTTGCCTCGGTTGCCGCTGTGGTGGCTGCCTCTGCAACAGTGGTGGCCGCTGTAGTTGCTGCTGCGACTGTTGCGGTGGTTGCTGCTGTCGTATCGTCCACAACGGTTTTGACAGTGTCCACAACGGGAGTTGAATCGGCGACTTCTGGCGGTGGGGTAATGCCAGCGAAAGGGTTCTTTGGCAAATCGGCAGGGGCCGGGTTGTAAGTCTCCAGGGCTGGGCTTAAACGCTTGTGCGAATCAGCCGACATAACAAGTACGCCTTGCGCATATTGTGTAATCATGAGTTTTTCACCGTCAATGGGCCATAAATTGAGTTTACTTGTGCTTCAAAACTAAAAGTGTTTTCGGAAATCGTCAACGTCATAGATTCAACGCTTGTTACATCAGGCGAAGCATTGATAGCCGTTATAAGTGATTTTCTTGCATCATCATAATTTTGTTGAGGCGAGAAAATATAGTCGAAATACGCAACACCTTCATTAATGTTGTAAATGTTTTCGGTTGTTCTCATAAGAGTTTGCAACCTTACGTCTTGCGTAACAGCTTCAATTCCGGTCAAAATCGTCAAATTACCTTTTGAATCAATTTCAAGGTCGTTTGACGAGTTAACTTTAATAGTTGATGTGCTCAAGATATAACCGCCGAATTGTAGCTAGTCAAATATTCTGTAAGTTCATCCAGAGTTAAATAATAAAGGTTGCACGAATCTTCAAAAAGGGTCCAATCCGCGTCTGTGTCAAAAATAAAATTGCCAAAAGTTGGCAAGTACATATGTTTATACGGTAACAATGGAATCCCGCCAAGGCAGCGAATACCAGACATCAACAAAGTTCCGCTTCTTTTAATGTCTGCGTATACTTGCGTTTTTGCTTGGTATATATGAATCGTCCAATATGCACCATCGGCGTTAAAGTCGATGGTTTGATTGGCGACTGCCGTTAACGGGACTACTTGCATTACGACGAAGCCTGTACGTTTGTGTAACTTTCGAATTTGAAACGGTATTGCCGCGACTTGAGACGGCCTGAACTCGCAACCTGCGGCAAAAGGCTACCCACTAAAACGGTTCCGTTTGAGAAGGTGGTCCGGTCGCCGTTCGGATAAGTCCAAACTATACCAATTGTGTCTTTAGCGCTTGATTTGCTTTTGCCAACGCGATTTGCCTCAAAAAGAGCGGCCAAGTTTTGGTCGTCTTCTGATGTTGGAATCACGTTCATCGCAATTTCAAGGCCGTTCGCTTTTGACCAAATGATCAAATGACCGTTAAGGCCAGAACCGGTATCAGCGTAAGTGAAATCGGGGCTATCCATCGCGTCTGCATCATCTGCAAATGCAGTTACAGGAAAGCCGTTTGGAAATGTAGAGCTTGCGGTGATAACCGCTGATAGGCCAAAGCCAGAAATGTTGGTAGTCATTCGTTAAACCCCTTAATTATCAGTGATTATATACGGTTAAAGCCAGTCGTTCAATTAGATCGACTGGCTATCATGCCGCTTTAGATCATTGTGTCAGTACCATCCACAAGACGGATATTGTCACCTTTAGAATAAATAAGGGTATAGACCGCTTTATATTCTGTCAGATTGGTGTTCGAGTTTACATAGCTGGTATAGGTCAAGTTAAACCAGTATCCCAGGGTTTGGACTTGACGCCATGCATTAGAGTCGCCAGTATTGCTGGTGATATACTGCTGTTGAATTGTGGTAAGTGTTTTACCTGCGGAGAAAGTTCCGTTGGTAAGCGCCAAAGTTAAGACTGATTGAATGACCGCAAGAAGTTGAGAAACACCAGTAGGGTTAGCAGGGATGGCGTTAACGGCCAAAAACAAAGCCATGATCTTAGCAGTGATAGCAGACTTCAGCCAAATTTCGTTGGCGTAAGTATTCATATCGGTAGCATCTGCCGAACCGCCGCACAGAATGCCGCGCTGATAGAATGCGATTTGTTGCCCTGCCGATTGCGTCACACCGATATAGTTACCGCGAGAAGCGTCGGCGGTGTTAGCGGTCGTGTCATCACTTACCGTGATATTTCGGCTATCGAACTGATAGAACATATAGTTCTGTACGCCGTTGGTGGCGTTGTAGTTCGTTGCGGCAAAAATCTCGCAAGGCGATTGTTCTGCGTAATCATTCGCGAGACTGGAAGAAACGATTGTAAGTGCGCAGCCGCTATAACCTTTAACAAGAGCATACAAAGTGCCCAGGTTAGAAAGGCTAGTCGGTACACTATACATATACATTTCGTTTTGGTCGTCATTCCACAACGCAACTTCTGCAACCTGCGAGTTTGTCAGATTACCATTCGAGTTGGCGAACAGAAACGAACCGAAGTTGTTCGAAATAGAAGCAGATTTCGAAATAGCGGAATTCGGTTCGTCGGCGGTTTGGCCCGAAACGAACACAGTCCCGGAAGTCGCCCAACCAAGCAGAGTCGAGATATCGCCAGAATTGCCCGATGCGGTAACAGTGATCGCGCCGGAACCGGTGACGGAGCCGGTCAACACAAACTGATTTGTGTTTGTGTTGAATGTGACGGTTGCAGTCGCAAGCTGTGACTCAGAAGTGCCAGCTGCGCGGATTGCAGCTTGAATGGTCGCGGCTGCTGCGGTCAAGTCGGTGGCGGTGCTAAGTGCGATACCAGTTACAGACGTGGTTGCGTTACCAACACTGATTGTAAGAAGGCCAGATGTTACCGCTGCAAAATCTGTAATAGACTTTGTAAGGGTATCGCCAACTACCATCGGCGCAATGTCAGTGCTTACCCAACGGCAAAAACTAATCAGGGCAGGCGATACGGTAGATTTGCTGATAAAACCGAAATAAGCGGCGGCGCGAAGGTATTCTTCCGAGCTGGTGCCGAAATAAGTGCCTACAGAATCGGCATCATCTGCCTCTAGAACTACGCCTGGTGGAATGGTTGTATTTTGTGTAATGATACGCAAAATAAGTTTTCGTTCGGCAACCGTGGCACCAGCCCCAACGCCCGAAGTGATATCAATATAGCGACTTTGGCTAATCACTGTTTATGCTCCTTGGTTTGTCACTTGGCTTTCAATGCCTTGCAACAAGTGTGAATGATGAATAAGAGGTTTATCAAAACCTTTTTTGCGAATGGTTGAAACTGCGTTCTTTTGCCAACCGCCATTTACCATAGCTTTGGCTATATAACCTTCTAAGATATCCCCTATCTGAGCAAGGGCCTTATCTATAGAAATCTTTCCACTTATTAAATCACGCGCTATACGTTTTTGTATTTTAGATCTATCAGCGTAAAAATTAGCCCAGGCCAAACGCATAAAAGGTCTTGCGGGAATAACTATTTTATGGGGCTTTGTGACTTCATGGTCACCAGTAAAAGTGCTTTTCACGAACCTTGTTCCTAAGAACCGTTCGCTAGTCGCGGCGTCCTTAATATACTTGGTTCCGCCAGGATGGTCGATAACTCCACCGTATTCTAACATACGGGCAACCCTAGCCATTTGAATTCCCTCACCAGCCGCATCACTTTCTTCGCTGGCAGAGTATCTAGCTGACTCAAACCATCCAGCTTCTACCGATTTCCCTTTCATGGCGCTTAACGCTTTGATATGCGCAGCTATCATTGCAGAACCTTTAACGACCATAATTACCCCGAAACGATGGAATCTGTTTGAATTACCGATCCTTCTGCCGAAATAATAGCGCCAATCGTTGCGCTTATTTGCCTATCATGCGTGACAACAAAATCAAAGCTTGGCCTAGCTTCAAATTGGTTTCGGTCGTTATCAAAGTATGGGTTTCTAACTTCTCCAACTTTTAAAATGGCTATTTTACTATCGCGAAACTTCTGCAATATTGATGGTAACTTAAAATAGCTGTTTATGTATTGAACAATATCAGATGCGGTGACGACATCTGATATTGTTGGGTCTTGCCATTTTAATGCGGAAACTTGAATCGTCGTTTCTGTTAACTGAATTGAT